CAGATTGACCTTTGCGAAAACTGCGGCAAAGAGTACACCGTCGAGAGCGGAACTCAGAAATACTGCCCCGATTGCCGGGAAGAGATGCACCGGCAGCTCGATGTGAAGCAGTCGCTCGAATACTACCGGGAAAACAAGGAACAGATCAATCCCGCCAGAAACGAAAGGCGCCGGCTCCAGCGGCTCGGTGCTCGATATGCGCCGAAAAGAAAAAAGACCTCCGAGAAATGATCTCGGAGGTCTATTGTTATGATAGGAGCACGGGCCAGTCGCTGCCGCCGAGGTAGCCCTCGCCGAGCCGGTTGGCTCGCTGCCATGCGTTGATTGCAGCCATGGTCAACCTGCCTGCTATGCCGTCGATACTGCCGCAGCGGTAGCCGAGGTTTGTGAGCCGCTGCTGTACCCAGCGCACCAGCTCGCCTCTGTCGCCCTTGTTCACGGTGTGGAGCTTGACGGCGGCGAGAGTCTTAGGGCCGAGGAGATCATCGACCGCCAGGCTATGGCCGAGCCCGTTGAGGATCTGCTGGAGCTCGGCAATATGACCGCTGCGGTTGATGCCGTAGTAGCTGTAGTAGTCCGTCGTCACGCTGCCTGATGTACCTCCGGGGACGGTCTCGTCTCCCCACCAGTGCCTCGGACCGATGTCAAGGTGGATCGCCTGGCTGTCTATCTTACCGATGCCGGAAAAGCCGAGGTCCTGAGCCTTGCAGGCGACGATCTCCGGGCGGATGATGCTGCCGTCCTGGCGGTAGAATTTCCAGTCCGCTGCCAGGCCTTTGGTGTGCATACCGTAGCCGGTACCCTTGACGGCTTTATCCCAGTAAGAGCAGCGGTAGCCGCTTGTCACGATGCCCTTGACCGCTCCGATCGCAGCCATAAGCTGCTGGACTTTCGCCGGGAGCGCCGGGTCCAAGAGTGTGGGATGACCTCGGCCACACTTGCAGCGGAATTCCGAGACGATGTAATTTTTTGTCAGCCTGTCACGGGCTGAGTATGGGTAGGATTTAACGCTCATTTTCTTCTTCCTCCATTTCTTCGGGGTTTTTCTCTTCGGGTGTTTCCTCCGGGCTGCTGACCTCAGCCGGAAGCGATGATAGTGTGGCGACTGCCTCGCCACGATATTTGATGTATATCTCAGACGGCTTGACCGTTGTCTCTACGTCCAGCGTTGTGCTGCCGTTCGCTGTGGGGATAGACACACCTGCCTGTTCCATGCTGAGCGTATCGGCATAATCGCCTATCTTGCGGATTGGCTCGTTTACTATGCCTGTTTCCTCTGTTGCTAAGACGTACCAGACTGTTACTGGTGTTCCTGCGGCGTATTGTTGTGCAAGGTAGGTCTTAAAATCTTGGATGCTGGTGTAACTTGTGGTTTTTACAAATATAATATGGTTATCGGATGCTGCCCCAGAATATGCTGCGTTGTCAGGTACATCACTAAGAGGTCTACCGTCATCTATAACAATATAGTGAGACATTACAAACGGTGTTATTCTTACCCCCATAGTTTCAAAATCAGGTACAGTTATTAAAAAGCGAGTATAAAGAGCGCTGTAGTCGATGCTTTCATTACCAGTAAACTCATACTTCTTCACTTTTCTCGTTGTCTCCACCTCACCGAGATATACAGGCGTTGTGGTGTTGGCTGATGAAATCGGGATTTTGTACTGTCCTGCTTTTACACCGCTTGTCTCTAATTCCCCACACTCCTGTGGCTGTATCGGTGAACTCGGTGTAGGTGTGCCTGTTTGCGACATATTGCCGCTGATAAGGAAGTCAAGCAGCGGTGTACCGTCTGCGGTGAATGTCACGGGAACTGCGCCGGTGTACTCCTGCACGGAGGGAGCCTCGCCTGCGCTATAGTCGTACCAGTAGCGCTCGAGCCGCAGGATCGGGTCAGGAACTTGCACGTCCTGGCCGCCTTTCTTCGCCATGTACGCATACAGCCTGGGGAATAGCCCTGGAATATAGGTCGGGGCTTCGACTTCCATTCCACAGATCTTGGCGAGGAGCTTTTCATCGTCAAGGATCGGCTGGGGCAGTTCTACGGTCATTCCAGCCAGAAAGGCGTAATAAAATTCTATTCGGAGTATGGGCTGCGGGAGTGCGGCGTTTCCTCCCGTCATCACGTCGAGGTAGTCCTCAATTCTGGTTTCGGGTTTGCTTGGCTTTCTGCTCATTTCTTTCCCTCCTCGTCTTCGTCGGTGTAGCTTCTCAGCTTTTTCAACAGTTTTTTGATCCAACCGGCGGCGTTCGGGTCGGCTTCGCCGTAGTTTTCCAAAATCGAGATGACCTCCATCACTACGATGTAGAAAAAAACAGCTGCGGCGGTCACGGTGCCGGTCACTCCTGCCAGCTGCTCAGCCTGATAGTATCGGCCTAGATAGCCGATGCCGATTTCCAGGCCGCAGGCTGTCGTCATGACGACCAGCTCGCAGATCTTATTCAGGCCGCCCTTCCGCATGACTGCGGAGCTGTAGTCTTCGTTGACGTGTGCCTTGATCCAGCCTGTGATGATGTCGGCCAGAGCCAGCCCCAGCACTATAGTGATCATGATGATATACTGCATAGCCGTTTCCTCCTATGATTGCGGCGTGGCGGTCACAAGATGCCACGGTCTCCATGTCGTGCCGGTATCACCGGAAAAGCGATAGCGCAGCTCGCACGAGGTGCTTGACGTGTTAGAGAAAAGCACCTGTACAATGTACGAGGTGAATGCGAACGTCAGAATAATGCCATACGCACTCGAAACGGGATTGCCTATCGCTGAAGCTGTGTATCTGTAGTATATAGTTTCGTGGATGTCGTCAAAGCCAAAACCAGACTCAGAGTTCATCGTTGCGGCGCCTCTCCGCAGCATCATCGGAAACGCTGCATTGATCAGTGCCAGGGCCTCCTTCTCCGCAGTCGTGAAGCTCTCCTGCGAGAGCCCCATGCCCTCCTCGGCGTCCTGCTTGCTGGTGTCGAGACCATGCAGGGCGGTGTCGATGATGTCGGCGTTGCCATTAAGTACGGATATATCCACCGGATCCGTTCCGGCGGGCTTGGTGAGCCCGTAGTTAGGTGTTGTTGTTGCCATACTTGGCGACCTCCTCCCATGTGTACTGATGCAGCTCGTCCCAGGTGTAGGCGCTGGCGTCGTACCAGCTGCGGATCGTTCTGAGCCGCATATCCCGGAGAGCTGCTGCGGTTGCTTGTGCTTGCTTGTCCTCCTGAGTCCGGCCACTGCTGATGGTCGAGCCCAGGAAGGCCGGACGTATGAGCGAGGATTTTGTGGAGCCCAGCGTCATGCTGAGGATCTCGCCGGTCACTCGGTCATAGTCCACGGATGTGATCTGTAACTCGGTCTCAAGGTCCAGCTCCGGGCAGTATATCGTGCCCCGGTCGCCGTAGCGGTAGTCTTGCAGCCCCTTGAAGTCCTTATACTTAGGATCATTGGAGAGCGCTGAGATCCTCACGGTGACAGTCACTTTGGGGACTGACACCTGTGCCCAGAGTGCCTCCTTGTCTCGGTTGAGGCGCTCCATGTTGGCATCCCAGCCCAGGTCGTCGGCGTAGGTCATCATGATGCACTTCCGGCGTGCATGATGTACCGCCCACCTGCTCGACGGGGTATATGACGAGATCGAGTAGCAGCCGAAATTGTCCTCCACTCTCAGCCAGGTGACAAGCTCGGTGTAGTCTACCTCGTACTGGATCTCCGTCATGTCCAGGGTATAGCGCAGATAAAAGGCATCGTCCTTGGCGTACTGCATACGACGGCAGACCGAAAAATAGAAATTGTCCCGGAAGAGCTCGCCGCCGGTGACGTTGACGAGGCAGTTGTCGATGCCGACCACCGCCGCCCAATAGGACGTGTTTGTCAGGTCAATCTCGCCGATGGGCTCCGTGTAGTCGGTGTAGCTATCAAATATGTACTGCGGATAGTAGCCCTCGCCCGTGTCGTCGTTGTACTGGCCGCTGGCCACCTTGATATACTCCAGGAACTCCGTGGGAGTTCCGCCGGTCCACTGGCCGTGCCCCTCAGCAATGAGGTTTCCGGCGATGTCGCCGGAGATGTGCCGAGCGTGGACGTAGATCAGCTCGCCGGACTCTGAGAGTTCCGGGCGCTGGATGTCAATCCGGAAAATCTGGCCGTCTACTTTCAGGCAGTTTTCCACGAGGAGGGTTTTCCATTTGTCCCAATCGTCAAGGGGATGGGTCAGCTCCACGTCCCACCGGTCCTCGCCGTGGTGCTCTATGCAGCTCACCGGATCCAGGAGCGCCAGGCCGTTGCCGTCGAATCCGGTCTGCGGTGTGCTGATGTCGTAGCTGCGGATCACGTTCTCACGCTCCAGCGCCCAGAGGTCGATACTGATCCCCGCCATTCCGGGGAGCAGCTCATGGAAGGGATAGCCATTGTTGATCTGAGGGTCTATCCTCCATGTGCAGTATGGGAAAGGCGGCATCATCGGGCTTTCGGGCAGTTCCGGAAGTGCTGAGTGTGTCAGCTCTCCGTATTCGTTGATATACCAAGCGTCCTCAACAATTGCTTCAAGTGTTACGCTTGCCACGTCTGCCGGAGAAATATTCGTGCTGTCAGAATTGCGAATGGCCACCCTGACGTACCGAATGCCGCTATATTGCGATAAATCAAAAGTGTATGGGCTGTCATACCAGTACAAGTCGCAGATAGGGGCGTTTGTGCTACTATCAGCATAGCCAAGGAAATCTACTTGTAAAGGCTTGCTAGTGTTGGATATGGCCGTGATTGTTGCACTTGTAGGTAGAGCTATTGCAATTCTGCCTCGAGTGCGCACTACTGTTTCGGTGTTGAAATCTCCACGGCTGCTAATACCACCTTGCTCAATGAGAGGGGTCAGGTCATAAGTGATACTATACGCCATTAACAACCACTCCAATCGGGAAGCCGATGCTCTGCAAGTATGCCGAGTCAGTCATTTGCTCAGGGGTGACGGCTGTAAAATTTCCGGAAGCTATTGTTGCTCTGCTGGAGTTGACCAGCGTCTGCACAGCGCTGCTGCTTGACAGCGTACCTGACGCATCGATCTCTGTGCGCTGTATCGAGACAAATTCGGCGTTGTTGAGCTCGCCTGTGATAAGGCTATCAGATACTGATACGCCGTGACGATAAGCAGATCCGTTAAAATCGCCAACATAATGCAGATTGGTGTACCTAAGCGCTAGTGCAGTGCCTGCATAGTACGCTCCGCAGATGCCAGAGCCGTTATTCGAGATAATATCGATCATACTGCCCAGCTCTTTTTCTCCGGGGTATTCCGGCTCGTCCGCTGTAAATACTATCTGTCCGCTGTCGCTATAAAATACGCTGGAATTGACAGCGTTAAAAATACCCGTAACACTGCACTTTTTCAACGTTGCTGTTGCTCCGCCGGACACACGCATCACATACGCTTTCCCGTCAAAATCAAGTATATTAAGCCTTTTTACTGTGCAATTTTTGTAAAACTGTAGCAAATCAGATGTTATGTTCGCCGCCTTGATCACAGCACCGTTTCCGTTTATTGCAGCGCAGTTGATGCTGACCGTTCCTGCGCCCAGAGGCGCTATTTCGTTCATATCCCATACCGTCTCCGGGACGACCTCGACATAAGCGCCGGTCGTACCGACGGCCGCCACACAGTCCGGCCAAGTATCGACGATGTAGGGGTCCGCCTGTGTGCCTGTGCCTGTCATTATAGCCACCTCTCTCTCACGTTTATTGTGACGGAGCCCGTCACGCTGCCGCTGTACTTGATGTAGTTGTCGCCCATATGCAGCAGCGGATAGCTGCCCTTTGTGCGGTGATTGACCGAGACCTTGTCGTCGCCGTCCATGTAGTAGGCCACCTCGGCGTCGCTGTCGATGATCAGCTCCTTGCTGGCCAGCTCCGCCGGGATCGTCAGAGTAAATGCTGAGCCGTTAGTGTCTATGACTATCTCACCGGCTGCCGAAGGAGTCAGGCGGATCTCCGGCGCTGAGTAGACTGTCCCGGAGTTGGTGATTGCCGTGTAGGACGTGCCCACCGTCGCCACTGTCGGCTCTGCGGCATACGCAAAGGGCATGAGGGTCACGCTTGCAGCGTAGACCGCCGTTTGTAGAGCCACGGCCTCCGGGATCAGCGGCCTGATGTACGCCGTCAGGATCTCGTCCGGCGCCGAGCTGAGCACCAGCTGGCCGTGACCGCTCAGTGCCTGATATACCTTGCGCACCCGCTCCGGGCTCGCCTCAAAGAGTGCCGCCTCAATCGTCATCTGCTCGTTGGCGTAGCTCTTGCTGACCTGCATCAGCTTCCGGGGAGCTCCGGGGCGTGTGATCTCGTTGATCTCAGCGCCCCAGGTAGGCCGGATCAGAGGCCTAGTGATGATCAGGTCGTCGCTGCTGTTGTAGCCGTTGTATATGATGTAGCCCATGCTCACACTCCTTTCGCATTGTCCATGATACGCTCAGCCGTGGACATATCCTCGGCCAGCTTGTAGACGTCATAGCTGCCTTTGATCGTTGCTGAGATGTAGTTGTTGTAGATCTTTGTAGAGCTGCCTGCTCCGCCGCC